GGACACCCAGTTCTACAACGACAACTGGGATATCTGGAACCGGTTCAAGCGCGGCGATATTGATGCTGATACCGCCCGCCGCCTCGTGCTACAACACGGGGGAGGGATCGAGCCGCCGCAGTGGTGGAAGCCGCCAGGCCCATCGGTCCCGCCTGGAGCACCGACCCAATGAGCGACCAACCCGGCGAGAAGATTGTTTCCCGTGCCGCAGCCGAGCACAGCCTGGCCGAGGACCATGATCCCATTCTGGCCGGCATGATCGACCGCGGCGTGCCGCTGTCGCGCAACGCCTACCTGATGCTGGCCGACCATCCGGCATCGGAGGACGGCTGGACCGCCGAGCACGAAGCCTCGGTGCCGAGTTGCTTCCGCGACCCGAGCGCCATCACGGCGCATCCCTCCGGCAGGCGGCAATATCGCCCGTAAGCCAACGCGCATCGGTGAGCGATGCTAACATTCACCAGTGATAGCCGCATCACCGCCTGGGAGCCGCAGCCCGGCCCGCAGGAGATGTTCGTCAACTGCCCGCTGTTCGAGGTGTTCTTTGGCGGTGCGCGCGGTGGCGGCAAGTCCTGGGGCGTGATCGGCGACTGGGCTCTGCACAGCGATCAATACGGCGAAAACGCAGTCGGGCTCATGATCCGACGCACCCGCATCGAACTGCTCGATCTGTTCGAGCAAGCGCGAGCCGTATACACAAAGGTGGGTGCGACAGCCACATACTCGCCATTACGCATCGTGATGCCGAACGGCGCGCGCATCACCTTCGCATACCTCGAGCGCGACCCCGACGCCGAGCAGTATCAGGGCCATAACTACACGCGTATATACTGCGAGGAAATCGGCAATTTCCCGTCCCCGGTTCCGATCATGAAGCTGATGGCGACGCTGCGCAGCGGCGCTGGCGTGCCGGTCGGTATCCGCATGACCGGCAACCCCGGCGGCGCTGGGCATCAGTGGGTGCGCGCTCGCTACATCGATCCCGCGCCGCAAGGCTGGGAGGTCATCCGCGACGAGCAGACCGGCCTCGAGCGCATCTACATTCCAAGCCGTGTCAGTGACAACGCATACCTCGGGCCCGACTACGTGCAGCGCCTCAAGGCGTCGGGCTCGCCCGAACTGGTGCGTGCCTGGCTCGAGGGCGACTGGTCCGTGGTGTCCGGCGCGTTCTTCCCCGAGTTCAGCATGAGCCGCCACGTCATCGCACCCCGCGAGCTGCCCGAGCACTGGGCGCGCTTCCGCAGCTTCGACTGGGGATCTGCCAGGCCGTTCTGCTGCCAGTGGTGGGCAGTGTCCGATGGCAGCATCGCATCGATCGCCCGCGGCGCGCTCGTCCTCTATCGCGAGTGGTACGGCATGCGGCCAGGCGAACCCAACGTCGGGCTGAAGCTCACCGCCGAGGCCGTTGCCGCTGGCATCCGTGACCGCGAGGTGGACGATGGCTTCATGGTCGGCGTCGCCGATCCCGCGATGTTCGCCGAGGACGGTGGCCCCTCGATCGCGCAGCGCATGAGCATGGTCGGCGTGATATTCCGGCCGGCGGACAACAAGCGCGTGCCACAACGCGGCGCCATGGGCGGTTGGGACCAGGTGCGGAGTCGACTGGTCGGCGATGCCGACGAGCGGCCGATGCTGCTGCTGTTCAGCACCTGCCGCGATATCATCCGCACGCTGCCGGCGCTACAGCACGACGACGCGCGGCCGGAGGATGTCGACACCGACATGGAGGACCACGCGCCCGACGCATTGCGCTATGCGTGCCTCAGCCGGCCGTTCGTGCAGGATGCGCCGCCGGTCGTGGTGCGCGACTCATGGGACGCGGCGTTTGCGCGCGCCGCACAGGCCGAGGAGCCACGAGGATGGCGCGTAGCGTAGCCGAAGAACCACCGATGAGCGGTGCCGAGTTCCAGCGCGTGGTCGAGGCCGACCTAGACAGCTGGGCCGACCAGATGCTGGCGAGCGCCAAGCGCAATGGATACACGGTCGAGCGCGAATGGCTGCGCGAGTGGCTCGCTGACGCAATGCAGGCGGCGCGCAAGCAGGTGCCGATGATCGCCAGGGAGGACTAGCGCACCTCGGTCAGCAACCCGGGACGGCTGGCGGGCAATGCTGTCTGGCAAGCGTGTGGCCCCGAGCGCAGAGGTATTCGGGGCAATTCATGGAGGACTGAGATGGCCAGGAGCATTCGCGAGCCGGCGCATCCGAGCAAGCGCATACCGGGCAGCGCGCCGCCGTCTAGGCCGATCCGCAGCGCCGGACCGAAGGCTGAGCCAGCGTTCCGCACATCGCCTGGGGCAAGCGTCAACAAGGCGGTGAACCGCGAGCCGGCGTTCCGGACGCGGCCCGGTCCAGGGAGCGACGTGTGATGCCGGCCATTCTCGATAAGGCGGTCAGCCGTATCAAAGCGCGTGGTGTCAAAGAGAGCAGCGCGTATCCGATCGCGGTGGCCAGCTTGCAGAAGGCGGGCGATCTGAAGAAGGGCACGCTGAAGGCCACCAAGCAAGGCACCGCACGCGGCCAGATGACGCGCGCACAGCGGCACAAGAACCCGCTATGAGCCCGGTTGCTCTGATTGTCGTCGTGCTGCTGATTCTTCTCCTCTTTGGAGGCGGCTGGGGCTGGCGCGGCGGCTACTACGGCACATACCCGTATTACGGCTATGGCATCGGCGGCCTTGGCATTGTGGTGCTGATCCTGCTCATCTTGCTCTTGCTGGGGCGCATCTAGCACGCATCCCTCTCTGCCACCGCACGTATCAACTCACGGTCAGCTTCCGACAACGGCTCCTGTAGCCATATCAGGATATCGACCAACCGCGACGGCGTGAACTCATCGTCACAGAGCGATGACGCAAGCTGCAACTCGCTCAGCAGCAGTGCGAGCAGTTTCTTCCTATGGCGCTGAACGGTTCGCAGCTTCGCCTTGAACTTCCGGTCATCCATGTCCGATACCGCAGTAACCCTTCGTCGCAATGACTGGCCGGCTGCTGTCGCCGAATACAACGGCGATGGTGCGGAGTTTCCGCGCGACCTCAACGAGCAGCACGTCCGGCTGATCCGCTGGTTCGAGGAGGCCGAGCGCGCCAGCCAGGACGCGCGCGAGTCATCCGAGCAATGCCGCTTGTACGTCAATGGGGAACAGTGGACCGGCGAGGAGCTCAGCGTTCTCAATGCCCGTGGTCAGCCGCCCATCACGTTCAATTACTGTCGCCGCAAGATCGACCTGCTGTGCGGCCTCGAACGCAAGGCGCGCACCGACCCGAAGGCGTTCCCCAGGACACCGGTCGAGGACGACAGGGCTGATGCAGCAACGCAGGCGCTGCGCTACATCGCCGATGACAATGATTTCCAGGTGCTGCGCTCGTCCGTGTTCAACGAGATGCTGGTCGAGGGGTTTGGTGGAGCGGAGGTCGGGCTCGAGGATGACGGCCAGGGCGGCGCGACGATAACGCTGACGCAGGTGCCATGGGATCGCATCTGGTACGATCCGCACTCTCGGCAGGACGACTTCCTGGATGCGAGATACAAAGGCATCGTGATTTGGATGGATCGCGACCAGCTATACGAAACATACCCCGATGCCCGCGCCCAGGACGTGATCGACACGTCGTTTACTGACCACGACGCGACGCAATATGCCGATCGGCCGTCATACATGACCTGGACCGATACGCAGCGCACGCGGTGCCGCGTGGTGCAGTGTCACTGGTCGGAGCGCGGCACCTGGTGGAGTGCCACCTACACGCGCTCGGGCTACCTGGTCGAGCCGCAGCAGTCGCGGTTCAAGGATCGCCACGGCAAGAGCGCGTGCCCGCTGATCCTGCAAAGCAGCTACACCGACCTCGACAACACGCGTTACGGAATGGTCCGTGATCTGATCTCGCCGCAGGACATGATCAACAAGGCGTTCAGCAAGGCGATTCACCAGATGAGCGTCCATCAGGTGATTGCCGAGAAGGGCGCGGTTACGGACGTGGACAAGGCGCGGCGCGAGGTCGCGCGGCCGGACGGCTATGTCGAGATCATGCCGGGCATGAAGTTCGAGGTCGCCGACGGCGCCAACATGGCGTCGGGGCAGTTTCAGCTGCTTCAGCACGCGGTGCAGGAGATGCAGCTGTCCGGCCCGAATGCGGCCATGTCGGGCACTGATCCGCGCGAGCTCAGCGGACGCGCGATCCTGGCGCAGCAGGCGGGCGGGGCGACGCAGAACGAGCCGCTGGCCGACAGCCTGCGCATGTGGTCGCGGCGCGTCTACGAGATGTGCTGGATGGCCGCACGGGAGTATTGGACGGCCGGCAAGTGGGTGCGTGTGACGGACGACCTGCAAGATACGCGGTGGGTGGGGATCAACCGGCCGATCACGCTCCAGGACA